GCGCTGAAACGCTCTAAAGCATTGCGGCGCAAGGGATCTTGCGCGAGACAAAAAATAGACCAACCGCAAGACAGTTTAGAGGAGTTTAGTGAGAGTTAAGTTAGTTCTAGTTTCACTTAACTCTGTGCTGATTACGTTCGCTGAGCTAGCGACGATTAAAGGTTGCACGAAGGCTGCTGTGACTCATGCGTGCAAAAGCCGGATTGCTGCTGCAGTAGTTGAGAAGGATGGTAAGCGCTGGCTAGATCGAGACCTGGCGTTAGAGCTATGGAATAAGAACACTTTGCGCAATAACAATGCAAAGGTGAGTGAAGCGGATCCGGTACAGCCTGCGCCGCGTGATGCTGGCGAGCTTGAAGCGGCGATTAATAAATTGCCAGATGATTCGATACCTGATCTAAATGAAAGCAGGGCAAGGCGTGAGCATTATCAGGCAGAGCTAGCGAAGCTGCAGGTGACGCAGCAGCGTGGCGAGCTAGTGCCTGTCGATGAGGTAAAGAAAGAGGCTTTTAATATTGGCCGTGAAGTGCGTGAAAGCTTGTCAAATTTGGCGGATCGGTTGAGCCATCAGCTGGCGGGTGAAACGGATCCGGTGGTGATTCATAAGTTGCTGAGCGATGAGCACCGTGCAGCGCTGCTGGAGCTGGCCGAGTCATGAGTGCATGGGCTGATGGATTTATGGATGGGCTGCGGCCTGAAGCGCAGCTGACGGTGAGTGAATGGGCTGATGGTTATCGGCTGCTGAGCAGCAAGGCAAGCGCTGAGCCAGGCCCGTGGCGCACGAGTCGGACGCCGTATTTGCAAGAGCCGATGGATTGCCTGAGCACTGGATCAACGGTGCAGCGTGTGGTGATGATGTTTGCAGCGCAGACGGGCAAGACGGAGGCAGGCAGTAACTGGCTGGGTTATGTAATCGACACTGCACCGGGGCCGATGTTGTGCGTGCAGCCAACGGTGGAAATGGCTAAGCGTCTGTCTAAGCAGCGGCTGGAGTCGATGATCAGCGAGACGCCATGTTTAGCGGCAAGGATTGCACCGGCCCGCAGTCGTGACAGTGGCAACACGATGTTCAGCAAGGAGTTTCCTGGCGGGATGATGCTGCTGACTGGCGCTAATTCTGCAACGGGCCTTAGGTCAGCGCCGTGTCGTTACATCTTTGCCGATGAGATCGATGCGTTCCCTGCTGATGTTGATGGCGAAGGTGACCCAGTTAGCTTGGCGGAGAAACGGGCCACGACATTCGCCAGACGCAAGATACTGCTGACAAGCACTCCGACGATTAAGGATCACAGCAGGATCGAAGCGGAATATTTACGAAGTGATCAGCGGCGGTTTTTTGTGCCGTGCCCGAAGTGTGGCGAGATGCAATGGCTGAAGTGGGCCCAGATGAAATGGGAGGATGGCGATCCGCAAAGTGCGCGTTATGAATGCGAGCATTGCGGCGAGCGATTTGAGGAGCTGCATAAACCGTCGATGCTGCGCCGCGGTGAATGGCGCGCTACGGCACCAGGTGATGGCCGCACTGCTGGCTTTCAGTTGTCGGGTCTTTATAGCCCGCTTGGGTGGTTTAGCTGGGCGGACATGGTGGAGGAATTTTTAAGAGCTAAGGCTGATGCGCCGGCATTGAAGACGTGGTTGAACACCAGGGCAGCGGAGACATGGGAAGAGGATTATGCAAGCAAAGTGAGCGCAGATGGATTGCGCGAGCGTTGTGAGTCTTATGAATATGGAGTGATGCCAGAAGAAAGCGTGGCGCTTACCGCTGGCATTGACGTGCAGGACAACAGGCTTGCGATCAGCGTTTGGGCGTGGGGTGCTGGGGAGGAAGGCTGGCTGATATTTCACCAGGAGATTTTTGGCGATCCAAGCCGCGCGGATCTTTGGAAGCAAGTTGATGAGGCAGTGCTGCGCAAGTGGGAGCACGCCAGCGGGAAATGGATCACGCCTGATGTAGTGGCTATTGACTCAGGCGGCCACTTCACGGCGGAGGTTTATCAGTTTGCGCGTGAACGTGCGCGGCAGGGCGTGATCGCGATTAAGGGTGCCAGCCAGCGGAACAAGCCGGTGATTGGTAAAGGCAGCAGGGTAGACATCAATTCGCGCGGCAAGACCATGAAACGTGGCGCTGTGGTTTATAGCGTCGGTACAGATACAGCGAAAACGACGTTATTTGCAAGGCTGAAACATAACGAACCGGGTGAAGGGTTTTTACATTTTCCGATGGAGGCCGATGAGGATTATTTCAAACAACTCACAGCTGAGAAGCAGGTGTTGAAACATACGCGGCACGGGTTCCCAGTTAGGGAATGGACGAAGAAGGCGAACGCACGTAATGAGTCGCTCGACACGTTGGTCTACGCCTATGCGGGTTTGAATTTTATGTATCAACGGCGCGACCGTAGAAACATTTGGGATCAGTTGCAACGAAGGCTTGAGGAACCTGAACAGGCACCGCTAAGATCGAGGAAAGCCGCGGCCAATACGGCAGGCAGTTTCGTTAGCAACTGGTAGCCGTGATTAAACACCCAGCGCAAATCAGAATTGGCGACACGGTGATCTTTGACGTACCGTCGTTTGCCAACAGTATTGGCGAGACGATTCATAGCGGTACTTATACGCTGACTTGGTACGGCCGGACGAACACTGCAGAAAAGGGTGCAAGCGTAACGGCCGCGGCATATAGCGACGGCTGGCGGGTCACAATTTTATCCACCGTGACTGGCGCTTGGGTTGCGGGCGACTGGTATTTCCAAATGGTTGCCGTCAGCAGCAGCACGGAATACTTAGCAGGTGAAGGCCGATTCAAGGCAATTGCGAGCCTTGCTTACACGGGCACACCTGGTGCGTATGACGGCCGTAGTCGCGCGCAGGTTGATTTAGATCAAGTGCAGGCCGCGATCCGCACAATTTTGGATGGCGGTGCGGTTCAAAGTTATTCAATAGCAGGCCGCAATCTGTCCAAATATGCATTGGCGGATCTGTTGGCGCTTGAGACTAAACTCAAGGCCGAGGTGAAACGTGAGCAGACTGCAGATTTGATCCGCAACGGCCACGGCAATCCGCATAACTTGTTCGTGAGATTCTGATGGGCGTCCGTTCTGCATTCCGCGAGCTGTTCCGTCGCGAGGAACCACGCCGCCGGCGTCGTGCTTATGGCGGCGCAAGAATGAGCCGTCTGACAAATGATTGGGTCACTAGCAGCACTAGCGCGGATTCTGAGATTAAGAGCAGCTTCAAGATGCTGCGGAATCGTGCGCGTCAGCTGTGCCGCGACAACGACTACGCCAAGCAAGCGTTGCGGAGCATCACAAACAACGTGATTGGGCACGGCATTAAGCACCAGTCACAGGTGCGAATGCAGCGCGGCGGCAAGTTGGATGAAGCCGTGAATGCTCGCATTCATGAGGCATGGATGCATTGGAGCAACAAAAGCCGTTGTGATGTGAGTGGGCTGCTGGGCTTCCACGACATCGAGCGGATGGCGTGTCGCAGTTTGGCTGAATCAGGTGAGGTGTTCATAAGGCTTATCCGCCGGCCGTTTGGGGATAGCCGTGTGCCATTGGCGCTGCAGGTGCTTGAGGCTGACTATTTGATCGACGACGACGTGCCGACTGCCAAAGATGGCAACATGGTGCGGATGGGGATTGAGGTTGACGCTTATTTGCGACCGCAGGCTTACCACTTTTATGCCAGCCACCCTGGCGATGTGTATGCAGGCAACACGCGCACGGCACGGCGTATCCGCGTGCCGGCTGAAGATGTAATTCATCTATTCATGCCTGAACGTCCTGGTCAGACTCGTGGCGTGACGTGGTTCGCATCAGCGTTAATGCGTCTGCACATGTTGCAAGGCTATGAAGAAGCCGAGGTTGTGCGGGCACGAGCCAGCAGCGCGTTGATGGGATTCATCACCAGCCCCGAGGGTGAGCTGATCGGTGATGATGTGGTGGATGGTGAGCGTGTCTCGCAATTTGAACCGGGCGTTTTCAAGTATTTGGATCCAGGGCAAAGTGTGACCGTTCCCGACATGAACGCTCCCGATGGCCAACTGGAGCCATTCACCCGTTCAATGCTTAAGGCTGTTGCTGCGGGTCTTGGCACGTCGTTTGAGTCGGTGTCTAAGGATTTCTCGCAAACGAACTATTCATCGAGCCGATTGAGCTTGTTGGAAGAGCGCGACACCTATCGGGTGTTGCAACGGTTTTTCGTTGAAAACTTCCATCAAGTCATTTTCCAACAGTGGATGGATATGGCAGTGCTTAGCGGTGAGCTGAGTCTGCCTGGGTATGAAACGAGCCCTGATCGTTATCGCGCTAGCAAATGGGTGCCGCGCAGCTGGGAATGGGTGGATCCGCAAAAGGAAGTGGCGGCCTACAAGGCTGCAGTGCGATGCGGTTTTAAAACGCTAGGCCAAGTGATCAGTGAGCAAGGCGGCGATTTGGATGATGTCTTACTGATGCGTCAAGCCGAGTTGGCTATGGCTGATGAGATGGGTCTGGTGCTTGATACAGATCCAAGTGAAGTGAATGCAGGCGGTGGGTCGCAACCAACCGCAGCAGCCGGCACTGAGTCGGTGTTTGAGGAGACTCAATTGCCAGCTTTGAAGGATGATGACGCAGAAGCCGAAACAGAAGCCAATGACTAAAGCCTATAGAATTGGAGAAATTGCAACCAGTAGCGTGAACGAAGAACACACGCATAAAGTTGAACTGCCTGTTGCCGATTGCGAGACTCGCGATTTGACTGGCAAATATAAACGAGCTGAACTCACAACCTTTGACGAGGTAGAGGATCGAACTTACGAGTTTCCTTTTAGTTCTGAATTTCCTGTTGCTCGATATTTTGGCAACGAAATTTTAAGCCACGAAACAGAGGCGGCTGATTTTAGTCGCCTAAACGACAGCGCTCCATTGCTGTTCAATCACAACCCTGACCGCGTGATTGGCGTTGTCGAGCGTGCATATATGGACGAGAAAAAAAAGCGTGGTTATGCGCGCGTGCGATTCAGTCGCAATTCCTTCGCTCAAGAGATCTTGAGCGATGTGAAAGATGGCGTCCTTAGGAACGTCTCTTTCGGCTATTCCATCGACAAAATGGAAGAGCGAGAGGGTGGCGATTTTGTCGCCACATCTTGGGCTCCTTATGAAGTGAGCGTGGTTTCAGTGCCGGCTGACCCTGGCGTTGGAATCGGGCGATCTTTAGAGGAACCCGAAACCAAACCCGCTGCCTCGGCAGCACCTACACCTGAACCCATTCCTGAAATGGAAAACACCACCCCTGACCTGGAAGTGGTGCGGGCCGAGGCCGTTGAGGCTGAGCGCACCCGCATCGCTGAAGTGACCAGCCTGTGCAGCAAGCACGGCATGGAAGATCTGGGCCGTCAGCTCGTTGAGTCTGGTCGTTCTATCGATCAAGCCCGCGCTGCTGTGCTCGAACAACTCAACATCAAAGAAGAGCCTGTGACCATGCAAGCCGCCGAAATCGGCCTGAGCAAAGAGGAAGCCCGCAGCTTCTCTTTCCTTCGCGCCATCAACTATCTTGCTAACCCTAATGACCGTGCAGCACGCGAGGCTGCTGGTTTTGAAATCGAAGCTTCTGAAGCTGCAGCCGCCAAGCTCGGCCGCTCTTCCCGCGGCATCACCATCCCCATGGATGTGATGACTCGTGATCTGAACGTGGGCACCGCTACCGCTGGTGGCAACTTGGTTGAGACCCAGCTGGATTCCGCTAACTTCATCGACCTGCTGCGTAACGCTTCCGCACTGGACCAAGCTGGCGCAACCGTGCTGACTGGCCTGAGCGGCAACGTCAACATCCCCCGTCAATCCGGCGCTGGCACTGCTTACTGGGTCGCTGAGTCTGGCTC